CGATGTCTCGCTCTGGAAGCCTGTCTAGTTTTGTTCGGTGGATAACCAGTCGCCTTTGCGTTAGGGAACGCTGATCGCTCACTAGGCGTGAGCGTCTACCCTCGTTGCCGAGTGTTCCCATAGCAGGCTTCAGTTTCCTGCAAGGGCTAGTGAACGCCTCTGTGCGCTCTGATGGTGTCAGTTGGGGGTTGTCGGGTAGGTGGTTGTCCAACTCCTACCCGACTGTCAGATATTAGACGTCGTGTGGGTGTGAGATGTTGGAGCGCAAGCAATATCACTTTTTAATATCACTTGTGTATCACTTTTTTGTATCACTTATTTCATGCGAGGGAGGGTTGGAGTGTGCTAGGCGTGCGCTGATTTTGTCTAGGTCTTTTGGTCGCCAGACGTGGACTTCTTGCCCTGCGTCCTCCAATGTGTTAATCCACTCCCATTGCGTGTTACTGACCTCGTTCTTACCTACTTTCAATTCAACAAAGATGGTGCCTCGAGTCGGGTGGACCATGACAAGATCGGGGAATCCTTGGTCGCCTGTGTTGGGTGTGATCCATCGGCCTGGGCGGATTTGTGCGGGCTGTGTGTGCATGACTTTCCAGCGATGCAACTTAGCCAGGGTGATAACTGCTTTCTGGAACTCGGCTTCGGACGGGTCAGCCACCGTTCATCAGCCTGTCTATGATTTGTGATGCTTCACGCTTAGTCGTTGGTGCCTGTCCTTCATAGTTCCTGGCTCGAAGCATTGCCATCTGTTTAGGTGTCGGTGGCTCACCACTGGAACCGACAGATTGGAGGCGAGGCGCAGTTGTCGCAGTGTCGTTTATGGCTTGTCCGTCTTGCCTGTACACCTTAACCATCTCTTCCAGTGACGCCCGTTTTAGTGAGCCCTGATACTGGTAGTTGGCTAGGGCCCGACCGATAGCAGACGTTTCACAGTTCTCTATGGCACTGGTTTTGTTGACCATGGATGAGCCTCGCACTTCCTCAGCAAACCCTGTAGTCGTCGGCATAAGGTCGGCGATGTCGGCGTACAGTTCCGCTTTAATAACAATGCGTGTTCCGTCGTCGGTGACGATCTGAGTGTTGATTCGTCCCCTGGGGCAGTCTTTCCAAAACAGTGGTAAGCGTTCTTGTACTGATGCGTAGTCGGCTGGGTTAAAACTCATGTTTCCATGTCCTTTAAGTGTCGGGCCTGTGCAGGCGTCTGGGTTTTAAGATTGTTAATGACTCGAATCATCGCTACGCATCGGGCGATCTCCTCCAATGTCATCCCGTAGAAGTCGCCTTCCTCGGCGCACAGTAAACAGATGCCACGCAACTCTTGAGACATACGGATATCGCCTGCACGAAAAGGTGCGTCACATATTTTACAGTTCACTTGAAACCGCCAAGCCTCATCGCCACGATTGCGTCCTGTGTCGTTTTAGTCATATTTGATAGATAGATACCGTTTTCCTCAGCAACATAAGCCAACTCGTACAAGGCTTTTCTAAGCATTGCGACATCCTCGGCTAGGCGTTCTATCTGCCAAGCAGCCGCTTTCATAGCGATATCTGCTTTAGCGACCGCAGCAATCATTTCGTGAGTTGTCATGTCGGGCCTTTCATTTGTCGGTACTTTCCGTCACTATAGACCAGGGTTGTGGCCTGAATGTTCCGAGCCCTTATCTTGCGTCGGTCGTTCTCAGTTGTGCCCGCCCAAATACCACGCTCGTCGGGATGCGATAAAGCGTAGTTGAGACATTCGACCTGCACTGGGCACGCTAGGCAGAACGGTTTTATGACGTTGATGTTTCTCATAGATTCCATGCCGGAACTTGGAAAGAACAAGTCAAGGGGTAGGTCGTGGCAAGCAGCGAGTGATTGCCAGTCGGGACGGTAGACATTCAACACAAAGACCAGGGTTGCCAACCACATTTGCCTGACGTTTCACGTTCGGAATATAGGAGGTAAGCGAACCTGAGGTTCAGGGTCGGATCGGACATGGATTCCTCCATGGAACCTGCGAAAAGTTGCTCGACATAGGCACGATGTATCTGGTTTATTTGGGCGACGCCGTGGTCGTGACCGTTAAACATTGGGTGCTGATAGTTCACATTTTGGCATCGGGTTTCCTTCCACAAAAGCCGACCCAACTTTTCTAAGGTTGCTGGATCGTTGGGCCAGCCAACCGATATCGCTATCGGGAACCATTCAGCACATTGGAACGTCAAAGCGGCTGACACAACAGTCGTCACTGGTTGAGTGGTGGTCGTGGAAGTTGTTGTCGTCGTCAACTCTTGTATTCGTTCCTGCTGTTGCTGGGGTGTCAACATCCCCAATGTGACCGTGATCGCCGTAGGGGGCGTTTTAGGGGTCTCTGATGAGCCTTGGACGCCAGTGATCGCCCATAGTGCGCATAAGCCGTAAGTAATAAAAGATAAAAGTAGTAGTCGTTTAATGTTCATTAGTAGTCCTCTGATAAGTCCGCAACAGATTTGCGGGTGCTAAAGAATCCGTCAAGTAGCGGATTGTTTTGCATGATCTCACGGGCCATAAAAGCCCGATAGTTATTGTTGAACTTGAACTCGCTAGACGGGTCGTTAGTGAGCGCATAGTCATATCGGAGCACCTCCACGAGGGCGGCGATGCCGTAATGCCAATGTCCACGGTTCCGCAAGTCAACACACATTCGAGTCAACTTAGGCAGAACCCACGGGTTTGCATCTTTGAACGCTTCATACTTGAGCAGTTCAGCCGGAATGGTTAATTCGTCAAATAGTGACGGTTGCATATTTCCTCCTGAGTCGGGTTTCCGAGGTCGGGAGTAGGTTTACCGACCCGCAGGTCGTATGTCAAGTCATCTAGGCGATCAGGTTGGGGAAAACCTTTATAGCGTCTTGCACGCCCTGAGTCCATGTATCACCCGTAACGTATTGTAAGTGCCATGGTTCAAAGTTAGGGTTTTTGGGGTCTGAGACTGCCCAAGTGAAACCGTATTTGAGGGCTTCACAAGTAGCAAAGCCGTCACCTAGTAGCCAGGTGCAGATAGGTGAACCGACGGTGCAGTTGGCGGCGTCTATCGCAAGGCCCCAACCGTGGTCGCTGTTGCCAGGTGTCGCAGACGGGCTTTTGCCTGGCTTGAGATAATAGATTTTGCCCTGCCAGATTCGAGTCACTTGTGGGACACGGCCCATGTCGGTAGTTGAGTAGCGGTCGTTAAACATTGCTAGTTGCTGGGCGTAGGTCCGGTATGCGCCCGACTGGTTTAATGTTAAGCCTGCGAAGTAGGCGGCGAGTTGTAAACAGTTCCAGGCTGTAGCGGCGTGCTGTTCCAGTTTGCCTGACGGTTTTTGAATAGTCCGTAATACTGCTGCAATCACATAACCGTTCTTTTGACCTGTCAGGTCTGTCGGCATGATAATTGGTAGGACCGGATAGGTGGTCATTCTTTGTCTTTCTTTCTACCGATAATTGGCTCAACTGCAGTATTTTGTTTGGCACCTACACCGTTGCCGATTGAGTAAAACACGATAGCGACAATGACGTTTGTTCCGGCTTGGCGGTCAATACCGTCAATGGCCATAAGTACCATCATGCCAATAAGGGCGACTAGGGCGATCAACGCTTTAGATGGGTTGGCGATGTTCATTAGAACGGCCCTATGTCCTCAACCAATAGAAACGCTGGATATGTAGCGGCTCTTTGAAGTGTTGGGGCGCCAGTGGTGACGTTAACCGAGGCAGTACCGACCACAATTTTACTTCCTGCGGTTGCATAACTAATCACGGCAACAGTGTTGACATTACCGATTATTTGTAAAGCGGCTGAAGTTTGTAGGCGACCATAGTTTAAAGTCGTGCCTGCAGCGTTGGTGTCTTTGATTGACAAGTTAACAAACGACGATACTGCTGTTGGTGTTTGTACTTGTGCCTCGTAATAAGTCACTCGATAGTAACGGTTTACAACTGCCGTAAAGGTGACGGTCATACCGGTTGCAATGACATCAGTAGCGGTCAAAGTGTAGTTAGTTGTTGATGTAGCTAACGCCATCACGCCACGAGGAAACTGGTTACATTCTGTGGCGGTCAGGACTTGACCGGCAGTAAAATTGTCGTTAGGTGAAATCGCCATGATTTAGGGCCTTTCCGGAAAGTCAACGGTTGGCGCTGGTGTCCATGTAGCGGGGAAGTCACGCAGCTGCTGGCGGTAGGTCGCCCACACCGTTTTGTCGGTTGGTGTATCTGAAATCATCGCCCAATCAGATTCGACTAGGAGACGGTCGCGGACTAACCTCATACG